ATGGAGCTTTAAGGGTATGTGATAGTGATTTTGCTCATAGTAATGTTAATAAGTGGTATGGGTATGTTGATAGAAGACATTTTGAAAATCCTGGTGGTGTTGCAAGTGCCCTTACACCTGGAGGAAGTGCTGATACTTATGATACATGGCATGTTGCAAATGCTGAAATAGCTCCTCCTACAAGAGGAATAGTAGGCTATTTGTATGATGCGTCAGCTACTGGGGATAACACGACATCTTTGACTGAGGCGGCTGTATTTACTTCTGCTTGGGAAAATGAGATAGTAGGACATATAGTTTTAAATGAGAATCCAGATCATGAAACTATAGCTATTACTTCATATACAGATGCAGATACTGTGGGTACTGCAACAGCTTCATCAGATTGGACTGGTAATAGATTTACTCTTTATCCTCCTGCAGGCACTGGATTTAATTTGTCCATATTAGCAACAGGAAGCAGTGGAAGTATACCTGCTGGAACGTATGAATTTGCAACAACTTTTATATATGATAAAGAACCTGGAGATATATCTGGTGGAGATCAAGAATCTGTACTCTATGTTTGCCCAGGAACGATAGCTGTTACTGCAAATCAATATCTGGCAATAAGTCCCTATTTAAATGCACCTTATGATGCCAGATTAACAGGTGGTAGAGTATATTTAAGAGAACTAAATTCTGATAATACATGGACACATGCATTAGATATAAGTTTAAAATATGGTACTAGACAGTTTTCTAATCAAAGTTGGGATCACTGGTTTCATCGGGATAGTACAAATAATGCTACTACACTTTGCATATATTCTACTACTGTTGTATATGATCTATTGCCTATTTCTTATGAACAGAATTCTGGAATAAGTCAGAATGCCACATCTAGTACAGCTAAATATAAAACTGCAGTTGTGGCTAACAGAATAGCCTATATAGGTAATGTTCAATATGATGGTACTATTTATGGTGATGCTGTATTCAAGTCTCCTGTTAATAAGTTTGATGTATTTAGTAGTAATAGAAGACTTGAAGCAAATATAAATGAT